GAAGGGAAATACCGTTCTGCAAAGCAGACCTCCGTTATTGAGTGACCGCCAGCGCTAGCCGGAGGCGTTGTTACTGGACGGCCGCGAGCGCTTGCGCGTAGCTCACGCTGTGCAGCGATTGGTAGGCGACGACACGCCGGTGCAGGGCAAGGCGCTGCGGATCGACGCCGAAGCCGTCGGGCGCGGCAAACTCGATGTCCTGCTCGCCGTCCTTGGTGGTGGCGCGGCTCTTGATGGCGCGCTCGCCGAACTCCACGACCGGCGGCAGATCCGCCAGGAAAGCCTTGATCGCTTCGCCCAGCGGCTGCTTCGCGTCGCCCTCGCCGAACTCGATCGGCGTGTCGCCGTTGGCGAAGTCCATGGCGGCGACGACCGTGTCGCGGTGTTTGGGGGCCAAGAGGCCGTCAGTAATCAGCTGCTCGGCGTAGGCCAGGTGATCGGTGTGGCGCTTTTGGGCCGCGGCGGTGGCGTTGGCGGCGTTGGCGGCCGCGAGTTGTTGCTTGAGCTGGGCGTTCTCGGCCTCCAGCGCGGCCTTCTGCTCGGGTGTCAAAGAGTCCTCCGGGTGGGTGGGATCGGAAAAAGCCGGCGACGGTGGCGCGTCCGGCTCGGTGCGCGCGGCGTCCTCCAGGGAGCCGATCGCGTAATCGGGGATGACCTGGTCGGCCTTTTCCAGGCCGAACTGCGCGATGAGGAAGTCGCGCATGCGGCGCCACATCGAGGCGTTCTGCAGCTCGCCCCAGTCGGCGAACTCGACGACACCCTCATGGGAGTCGCCGAATTCGACGGCGCGCAAGCCCTTCACGGCCGGGGCGGTCGCGCCCAGGAAGCCGACGTGGCGCAGGTAATAGACGCCTGGTACGGGGTTGCTTGGGGATTCCGGATGGAAGAAGGCGGCGCTGATCTTCTTGTAGCGACCAGCCTTTACCGCCTCTGCGAACTCGGCATCGACCTGGTGCGGTTCAGCTTCCAGATCGTCGCCTGCTGCAGCGAGCGACTTCACCCAGCCGAATGCGGGCGCGTTGAGCTTGGGGTGACCGATGACGATCGGCGCTTCGTACTTCGCCGGGTCATAGGCGGCAGCCGTGGCGGCCAGGTCGGCGTCGGAGAATTCCAGCGTGACGCCACTCATCGCGGTACGCCGGCCGGACTTGAAGATGTGTAGTGGCTTGGTCATGGCCCCATCTTCGAGAGGCGACAGCGGGCCCACTACTAAACGAGTTTATGACCGCGCAATCGGCCGGATTTCAGGGCTCAGTCGAAAGTGCGCGCGAAAGGTCCTTCAGGACCGCGCGTCAAACCGCGTCAAAACCTCGTGAGCGAGTTTTGTGGATTCGCGGCGGTGCGTTGGATCGTCCGGCAGGCAGAAAAACGCGCCTGCGGGCTCCTGCGCGTTTTCGGACTCTTCAGACGCCGGCCGCTTTGCGCAGGTGCGCCATGGCGATATCGAGGACTGCCTCTTCAGCCTCGGGCTGCAGCTCGCCCTCGGCAGTCACAGGCAGGTACGGGCGCGCCGGCAGCACTGCCCCGCGGCCCGCTTCACCGCCGAGCTGCTGGATTGCCGCATAGACCTTGTTACTGCCGACCATGGCGAAGTCTGCGCCGTGGTCGCTGGTGATCGAGCTCGCGAGCTGTCCGCTGTCCTGCAGGATCTTGCCGTCCGCTCGGCGCGCAGGCGGATTGGAGAGCGGCGCCCAACGCGGACGGCCTTCCTCTGCGAAGTTGTCCTCGGTCTCGGCCACCAGCTCCAGGGCGATCGCTCGCATCACGGGCGCGAGATCCGCGCCTGCGCGCTCCAGGCGGCGCAGTTCCGCTTGCGCGACGCGGTCGTCCAGCTGGATGTTCATTGGCTGCGATCCTTGGCGGCCGCTTCAAAGGCGGCGCGCCGCTCGCTCAGTTGCTTGGCCAGCACATCGCCTACGACAGCGGGCGAAGCGTTGAAGCCGGGATCGGTGCTCACGACCTGGCGCGGGCCCACCGTGAAGCGGGCAACGGTCGCGGTTCGCGGGAAAAGGCCGCCCGTGATCTCGACCTCGCCGGAAGACAGCCGCCCTTGCGAAGAAGAGACAGCCAGGCTCCTGCGTTCGAGGCGCGCTTGCGAGATCGCGATGACCCGGCAGCGGCAGTTGTAGCCCAGCGGCGGATAGAAGCTATCCCAGAACGGATCGTCGTGGCGGAACACCAAGCCATTGAGGCGGGCATGCGCGGGCCGCGTGCGGCTGTCCATCACGGCCACGTATTGCCAGTACGGATGCGAGTCGGCCGCTTCCTTCATCTCGGCCCAGCGACCGGCCATGTGTGCGGCCTGCATATTGGTCTGGTAGATCGTGCGCAGGCGCCACGGCGCGAGCGTCTTGACCTCGCCCGTCTCCGGATTGAGCAGCGCGTGACGCCCGAGCAGGCCGCGCTTTTCGAGCTCGGGTCCGAGCCGCTTGACCCACTCGCGATAGGGCAATCCCTGTTCGAGCGCATCGACCAGGCTTTGACGCACCGTCTCCAGCGCGTCGACTTTGAGCAGGCCTGCGACCGTGAAGACCCGCTGGTGGATGGCGTCGAGCATCTCGTGCCAGTCCCAGCTCACGGCAATGCCCTTCCTCTTGAGGTAGGCCATGGCCTCGCGCGGCGGCCGCTTGAAAAGCGCTGCGAAGTCCTGGTCGGTCAGCGTGTTGCCGATGTTCATGCTTCGAGCTCGGCCGCGGCCGCCAGACGGCCAGTGACTTCAGCCGCGAACATGAGCTGCGCCAAACGCTCCTCCAGGAGGGAAGCCTTCATCTGCGGATAGGCGCGCGCGAGACACGCGAAGGCCTCCTTCTCGTCGCGGGCGGACACCAGGGTATCCAGGAGCGGGCGCAGCATCTCGCCGGCCTGCGCGTCCAGCGCATCCGCGGCGAGGCCCGTGACCGCATCGTCCAGGGCGACCTGGTCGGGAAAGGTGTCGCCTTCGGCAAAGTCCGGTTCGTCCTGGAGTGCTGCGAGCGGCGGCTTTGCACCCGATGCGGCCGGCTCCACTTCCACCACGTCACCCTCCTGCAGACTGTAGGCGCGCCGGAAGTATTGGGGCGTCAGGCGTGCGCTATCGCCCATGGCGGCCGCGAGCTTCTCGTCGCGCTCGGCCAGGACCTTGTCGACCTCTTCCTGCTCCCAGAGCGAGACCTGGGGATGCGCGCTTGCCGAGAAGTTCAGATCACAGATCCACCGGGCGAGCGTGTTCAGCGTCTCCTCGACGATGGTCTTGTCGCCGTCGCGGATCTCGCGGGTGACCTCGATCCCCGCCTTGGCCGAGGCGTGCGTGCTGCTGGCCTCGGTCGTTTGGTTCTGTCCCAGGAGCGCGATCGACACTTCGGAGCGGCAGAACATCAGGAGCTCGCGGTAGATCTCGGCGCTCGACGCCTTGCCGGCCGCCTCCATGATCTCCACGCTCGCATCGTTCGGGATGACCGCCACGGCGTCCTGGACCATCTCTTCGAGCGCGTCGAGCAGTTGATCGGCCTCGCCGTCGCTCGACGAGCGCGGATGCTTGCCGACCACCCAGGGCGAGCCAAACTTCTCGGCGAAGGTGACCCAGAACTTCAGGCCGCCTTTCTTGAAGGTGGTCGGCCAGAAGCACATCGAGAGATCGGGAAAGCCGTAGGGGTTCTGGTAGGTCGGTTCCTGGCGGGCCAGCAGGAACTTGCGCTCGGGCAGCAACTCGCCCTCGGCCGGGTTCTCCCGCGTGCGCATGCGCAGCCGGTTCTCGGCGTCAAAGCAGAACCACTCGGGCGGCTTGCCCACGATGTCTATCGGCACCAGGTAGCCACCCACCTTGCCCCAGATGACTTCCAGCGGCTGGTAGCCATACAGCACGGCGTCCAGGATCTCGCCGATAAGCCGATCCAGTGGCAGGTCGTGCAGGATGGTCTCCAGGTTCTTTGACGCCCGGCTGCGTGCCTGGTCGCGATCCACGCCCCATTCGAGCGCCTTCACAGCTGCCTTGCGTCGGCGGATGCAGCCGCCCACGTGCGCGTCCGAGCGCAGCTCCCGATAGACGCGCACATCCTGCCCGAGCGCCTTGAGCACCGGGTCGGGGTTGGGCAGGTACATGCCCAGGGCGGTAAAGTCGATCGAGCGCGCGCGCGTGGCGATCTGGCTCGTGAGCGTGTCGCGCGGCGTGGCGAAGCTTACGAACTCGGTGGGGCTGACCCACAGGCCATTTTTCTTCATACGTATCCAGCAGTGATGTGGCGCGCCTGGCGGCGGCCACGGGATTTGACGCGAATGGGACCGTCGTTGAGTTCGCGGCTCGCGTAATAGGCGAGCGCCACGGCCACCGCGGCATCGCCGTGGCGCTTGCCCTTGTCGTCGCCAGTTGTGCGGCTGTCGGGGATGCGCGGCACGCCCTTGATGATTTGCACCGTACGCAGATCTGCCAGCACATCCGCGTTCTTCGGCAGGCCGTCGAGGGTGCCGTCCTCCAGCGCGGCCTTGACGGGCGGCATGTGCTCCCGATACCAGGATTCGGTGAGCATGATTTGCTGGATGCGCGAGGCGCCATAGCGCTGCATGGCGAACTCGGCCAGGGACTGACCGTTGCCGCGTGCGTCAAACGCGCCGCCCATGAAGTTCGGCAGTCGATCGAGCAGGTAGAAGCAGATCTGCTCTTGTTGGCGGAACGGCACGTTGCGCAGCTCCAGGAGGAACGGCACCCGGCGCACCAGGTCCTGCGTCTGGATCAAGGGCACGTGCACCGTCAAATCGCCCGTGCGGCCGAAGTCCTCGCCGTTGAAGGAGACGGCGTCGGCCGGAAGCTTTGCCAGCAGCGGGGCCAGATGTTCGTCCAGCCAGTCCTGGCAGTCGGCCTTGCGAATGTGGTCGGCGAGCAGCTCGTAGCCCTGTGGGCAGGCCCATCGGAGCACCGGGGTGTCCGCCGACATGCGCGACTCGATCAGCGCACGCGATAGCCAGGCACCGCCGCTGTTCTTCGGAATGCAGCCGTACTCCTCCTCGGCGCTTTCCTGGTTCGGCGCGTTCTTGTACAGATCATCGCGCCACTTCTTCTCAGCCTCCGGCGACCAGACCTGACCGGTGACGTAGCAGATGCGCTTGTAGAGCCCGTCCGCGATGGCGTCATCCAGGGTGATGCGGTGAATGCTGTAGTTCTTCTTCCCGGCGCGCGCCTCCAGGATGTACTCGTTGAAGAGATTCTCGACGCCGTTGTGCGTGCTGATCAGCCGCACCTTGTTGCCCCACATGGTGAGCGCGAGCGCGGCCTTGAGCAGCTCCTCCAGGCTTTCATGGAAGGCGGCTTCGTCGATCACCACGTCGCCCTGCAGGCCGCGCAGATTGGACGGCCGGCTGGAGAGCGCCTGAATCTTGAATCCGGACTTGGGGAACCGGATCATGTAGGTGAGGATTTCTTCCTTCTTGCCCTCATCCCAGAACGGCTGCTCATAGACGTCGGCCTGGGCGAGCTCGTTGAAGGCCTTGGCAAACAGCGCACAGGCGGCGATGTACTCCAGGGCCATCTCCTTCTTGCTGCCGACATAGAAGGTGTTGCAGCCGCGGCGGCGCCGCGGCCTGGCGGCCTTCACCACGTTGCGGCCGGCCTCGGCCCAGGTCAGACCCGTGCGGCGCGACTTCTCGCCGAACATGATCTGGGATTCGTCCTCAAACCAGCGCTGCTGATAACCCAGGAAGACGGGCTCATTGGCCGGGATGGCGTCGGCTACCTCCTGTGGCACGACGACGCCCGCCAGCTCCATCTCTTCGGCCAGGTCGATCTTTCGTGGCTGACCCACCGGCTTGAGGGCGACTTCCTGCTGGGCCATCAGTCTTTCCCAAGCAGGATGCGGCGGATGCGGGCCTCCATCTGCTCGCTCATGCCGTCAGCGCCGCGCAGCTCCTGGAGTTTCTCCTCCTGTTCGGCGATCAGCTTGTCGCGGGCCTCGCGCTCGATGCGTGCCTGCTCCTCCAGGCGGAACCGCTTCTGGTTCACGCTGGCCCGTGCCAGGGTCGCGATGTTCTTGGCGGCAGACGACAGCAGCCCGATGCGATCGGCTGGATCCAGGTCTTCGTCTCCGGCTTCTTGCAGATTGATGATCGATTCGAAGAGCTCGGTTTGCACGAGTGCGATCACTGCTTCGGAGCGCGCGTCCTGGTCGTCCGCGGCGCCTTCGGTGAGCAGGCGCGCGGCTTCGGTGCTGGCCTTGATGGCGGCAAAACGACGCTCCACTTTCTGGCCGTAGCGATGGATTGCTGACTTGGAAATCGCATAGCCCTTCTCGCGCAGGACTTCCTCCAGGGCTTGATAGCCGGTGAAGTTGCCTTGCACGAGAGAGCTGTCGAGCCAAGCCCGGACTTCCTGAGGCAGCCCATCGACGCAGGTCTTGCGGCCCATGTCAGCCGTTCCAGTATTTGGCCGGACGGGCAATGCCCGGCTCGCAGTCGATGGTGTATTCCGCGATGTCCACGCCGTACCGGGTCAGGTCACCCCACCAGCGGCCAGACGGTTCCTTGCGCAGTTTCACCAGCACGCGGTCCGCGAGATAGTCGAGCTCGCGGCGGACCTCGATAGGTGTTACGTCCGGATAGATCGACCGCATCGTCATCTGGATGACGTCTTCGCAAACCTCTTCCGGTCGGGCGTTGTAGAGGGCCAGCAGCAGATACCAGCGCAGCGATTCGCGGCGCACCTTGGCCTGGTCGATCGTCACGATTGCAGTCCTTTGAGTTGAAGGTTTTCGATCTTCAGAGCGACCGCATCGAGCTTGGCCTCGATCACGGTCTGGTTGCGGATGTAGTCCTCGCGGCGCACGTAGTGCAGCGGAAGGTCCGCCTGTAGGCGCAGCAGGTCGCGCTCGACGCGGCGCCATTGGCCGGCCTCGTCCTTGCCTGCCTGCTCCAGTGCGGCGAACTTGGCGTCCTGCGCTTTGAAGCGCTCGTCAAGGCGCCGCTCGACTTGCGAGAGCAGCAACTTGCCGCCGGCAAACACGGCCGTGATGAAGGCGAGGAGCAGCCCCACGAGGAAGCTGATCAACGTCCAGAGATCCATCTGAATATTCATCGGTGAAGTCTTTCGGCACGCGCCTGGCACGCCAGGCACGTTTGCACGCCCGGCACGGCTGCGCGCCGCGGGCCGGGGATCGGTTCGCCGCACAGTTCGCACTGTTCGGCCGATTCGTTGCGGGGCGCAGGCAGGATGGCGGCGCGTTGACGCTCCTCCCAATTCCGCAGCTCCAGCGCTTGCGCACGATCGAAGATGTCGGTCACGGCGCCCCCTGGGCGAGTGGCGCGAGCTGCTCTACTTGGGCGGCGGTGCCGCGGCACCATGCGCCGTAGTCGGCGACGTGGGCGAGGATGTCGGCCTGGGTGACCCCGTCCGCTGGAAGTAGCCAGGCGTCAGCGCTGGCGGCCTCTGAGCTGTCTTGCCCAGTGTCGCTGGCAGTGGCGGGCGTTCCTCCTTCGGACAGGCCAAGGGCGGCGTTGTAGTCGCGCAGCCAGCCGCGAGTGAACACGCACTCAGGCAAAGGCCGAGCACCAGCACCCGGCGCAGGGATATAGCGGGTCGTAACACTGGAGATCCTCGATTGAAGAGTGCGGCGGTCTGCGTCAAAACGGTCGCGCTCGCCGATGAGAGAGAGCTCGGCGACGTGGGCGCGCTGGGCTTCATTGCGATAACTGGCAGCGGCTTGCGCCTGGGCTTGGGCGAACTGCCGCGTGGACTCGGTTTGCATGCCTTGCAGCGCGAGATCGGCCGATATTCCGCGGTAGTGGTAACCAGCTACCGCGCCACCCCCGGCCGAGGCCAGCAGCGCCAGGAGCCCGCCGAAGAGAAGCCAGCCGGTTTGCAGCGAGAGGGGGGCGAAGGCCTTGAGCATCACGCGCAGACCCCCGGTCCGTAGCCAGCTGCGACGTAAAGCGGCTCCAGGGTCAGGAGGATGCGGCGCGGATAGCCGCGGTTCTCGCGAAAGGCAGCCGTGCTGCGGCCGGCGTTGAAGCGCTCGACCTGGTTGAACCACACGGCCGGGTTGGCGCCCTGCGCTTGCGCCAGGCGTTCATCACGCCTCACCCACCCTATGCCACCGTTGTAGCCCGAGAGCACCTTGGCCATGTGCTCACAGGGCGAGGCGCTGGATGTGCGCTCCCACAGGTGCAGGTCGTAGGTGACGAGCGCCCGCAAGGCCCAGGCGCTGTTGTAGGCACTGCCCACCCCGGCCGGTTGTCTCCCGGCCGGGGGCAGCTCATCGCCTGGGGTGTTCAGATCCGGATAGGCTGCACTAATCCACTCGGCCGTGCTTGGCATGAATTGCGCGAGCCCCTGGGCGCCGACAGGGCTTGTGGCGTCCGGTCGCCAGCGGCTTTCTTGGTGGATCTGCGCGGCGAAGGTTGCCACGGGTGCATCAATGCCCCAGACGAGACGCGCATTGCGGGTCAGCTCCTGGCGGTAGCGCGCGGCCTCCCGTGGGATTTCCTGCGCCTGACCATGCTTCGACCAGGCGGCGCAGATCGCTACTGCGACGACGATGAGCAGCCGGGCCACGAGTTCGCCGCGACTGATATGGCGGGCCATCTCAGGCCCCGAGCGCGACGCCGATCATCGCGGCCGCGATGATGACGGCACGACGCAACTGCGCGGCCGCGAAACCGAGGGCCTGCGGCAGTTCCTTGGGCACGGACTTGACCGTTATGCCCGCGCCCGGCGAGCAGACGACAGCCATGAAGGCGTCGGGCCGCGCGTACGGGAACAGCCCGCGATCGATCCAGTAAGCGACCCAGGCCGCACAGGTGATCAGTGACAGCTTGTAGAGAGAGACCGGCAGCAGACGCGGCGCGGTAACTGCGATCGCAACGAGCAACGCCAGGCTGACGAACAGCCAGGGCGACATGCGGGCGCAGATGAAGCGGATCAGGTGACGCATAGAGCCTCCGATGAAGATGCGTCATCTTCATCGGAGGTCATGCCTGCATCCGCTAAACGGGTTTAAGAAGAGAGGCACCCGCAGGGGTGCCTCTCTTCGTTAGGCCTGAGCGGCCGGAACCACCAGACGGAACGCCTTCTTGCCGAACTGGCGCGCCCACAGCTTGGTGCCGTTCTTCAGGGTGATGTAGGGACGATAGATAACCGTCTCACCCGGACCGGGCTGGCGCGAACCGAAGTCCGAGCCGAAGTCAAAGCTAGTCTGAGTCTTCTGCATCCATCTCACACCTCCTTTCCGGACGAAGGATTGCCCTTGAAGGTTGATGAGAGATAGACTCCGTTTCCGTCGTACGGGATACGCGAGGTTGCCGCCTCGTGTCTGTCTCAAACCACCTAGCGCGCGCCGCGTCGTCCATCTCGGTGCGCATTGGGATGAGGGGAGCCGCAAGAATCATCTTGTGGCTCTTTTCATTTCATCATGTCTTCGCGTCTTGCATAGGCTGCCTCCGCGCTCACGCCGAAGTCTCTCGCGATCTCCTCGCACGTGCTGTATGCCGCCATCAGGTGTTTCGGCAACAGCAGGAAGGACGCGAACTTATCTGCCTGCCACTCGGAATTGCAGTAGACCTTCGGTGGCGCCGCCGGATCAACGCGCTTAAGCGTGATCTGGCGATGCATGAGCAGGTGACCGAGCTCATGTCCCAACGTGAAGCGATCTCGGGGCCTACCTTCGCTTGCCCCGTCGTAGACGTCTTTTCTCAAGCTAATTACGCCCCTATCGGGAAGGGTGCGGCCGTGATCCACACCCATGTCTTCGGGCTCCAAGACCTCGAAGTACGCGCCCGGGACCAGCGTATCGAGCCACTCGTACAGCGGCACGATGGGGAAGTACTTACGATCAGTCAGGCCGAAGGAGTCTCGAACAACGTTCGCAAGGGCCTCGATAGATGCGTTCGACCGTGGGGGCACTACCATCCCGTCTCGACGAGCAGAGTATGAGTTTGTCATTCGCTCTCCGTGTTCAAAAGACGTTGCAGAGCTTCACGCTGTTCCGGTGTCATCGAAGAGAATCTACGTGCCAATGCTGTCGCCAACTGGTAATCCTCCGTCGAGGCCTCTCCTAGTCGAAGTACTACCTCTTGCCTGGCTTGATTCGCCAAGACTTCGAACACCTCCTTACGTCGCATCACTGACTCGTAGCAACTGGCCAGTTGGCGAACAAAGCCCTCGGGCGCTGGCTTCTTGCCAGTCTCGATGCTCGACAGGTAGGCGGAGGAGATTCCCAAGGTGGTCGCCATTTCCATCAACGTGATGCCCAAATCAATCCGAAGCTTCCTCAGTTCCTTTCCCAAATCCGTCATTGCCATAACATCCTCCATCTTCGCGGCGGGGTCGTTTGGCTTCACACCCAAGCAGAGCTAACCCGCAATCTCGGAAAGCGATTTTACTTTCCGGTAAATTAATCATAGCTTCCCGTGTTGATGAAAGCAACTAGAAAGTAAAAAAAGCCCGCCTGGCGGGCCTTTTCGTAATCATGGATGAGTGAAAGCTAAAACAGGCGCCCTTGGATCTTGCCTTGCAATCTCGCGCGTTCCTTGGCGATGGTCTTGTAGACCCAGATCACTGACACGTTGAACTCGCGCGCAAGCTGGACGTGGTTGTTGCCGCGGAACTTCTCGAACATGCGGCGACCGCGCTCGTCGGATTCGTAGGTCACGCCGCGCGGGATGTAGATGCTCTGGCCGCCCCAATGGCGACGGACATACTGCGAGAGGTTCGGACCGTGGGCCCGCGCGGCGACCTCGTCCAGCCCTTCGTGCATGAGATGGCGGATCAGTTCTCGGGCGAGATCCGCGAGCAACTCGGCATAGAGCCCGCCGGACTCCGAGAAAGTCGGATCGGCTCCTGCCGCCTCTGCCCCGAAGAGATCCGCGTTGGCACGTCCGGCTGAGGCGTGGCCTTCCTCCGGAACGTAGATAGGAAAGCCACTCCAATGCTCGCGCGCGTGCTCGGCTACCGAAAAGGCGATGGCCCCGGCGCGCTCAGGCGCGAGCCCCGTCTTCTCGATCTGGCGGCTCAGCTGCGCCACCAGGTCGGCGAGCAGTTCCGGGTAGGCGTCGGGAATGCGATCGGTCATCGAGAACGCTCCTTTGCTCAGATCGGCGCCTGCAGCGGTGCCAGGCGTACCTGCAACGCCTGGAGCGCGCGGATATTTCGCTGCCAGTTGGCTGGCAGTCCCGGCAGCACGCGGTACGCGTCATCCAACGTGAGCCCGCGGGCCACGAGAAGCGCTTCCACGTGGGCGAGCAGGGCGCGCTTCTTCTGCTCGTAGGCCAGTGACGCGACGACGTCTCGCAGCATCGTCGGGGTTGCGAACTCGAATACCTCGACTGACGCGTGCCCGTCTTTCTGAGAGACGCGCTTGAGGATCGCCTTCGCGTAGGCCCACGAGAGCTTCATGTCGGTCAGTTGCGCCTCGATCTTGCAGACGAGCTCGTCCGCCCCCGGTCGCCCCTTCTGCGGCTTGCCGGGATGCTGGCCGACACTCTTGGCCTTGGGCGTGCGGGTCGCACCGACCTTGCGCAAATGCTCCAGCACCTGCGCACAGCCCCTCAGATCCAGATCCTTCGTGGAAGTGACGCCGACGACTTTGCGCAACATCTCGCGGCGCGTGTCGTCGTCAAGGTCGAGCTGGCGACAGGCGGCGAAGATGGCCTTGCGACGGGATGCGAGCTGGGCCGCAGACATGATCAGATGGCCCGCTGCTCTTCGTCGGCGAGCAGCGCTTGTAGTTGCGCGAGCTTCTCGACCTTTTCCAGATCGACGAGCTCTGAGCCGACGATCATGCGCATCTGCGCACACATGATTTCTACGTCGGCGATCTCGGTCGCGACATCTGCAGCGGTGCCGCGACCGCTGGCGAAATAGTGGCTCAGCGCGGTGATCAGCTCGCCGCACTCGGCCATCGTTTGCTGGATCTGCGCAGCGTCGCCAAAGTGCTGCAGGACGCGGCGATAGAGGTGCTGGCTCACGACATTGCCCCCGGAGGCAGTGTCACATCGGTGCATGTCTTGCGTAGATTGCGGCAGAAGTCCTTCGCGTTCGGCCACCAGGGCTCCCAAAACACGAAATGCTGAGTGGCGTTCTCGGCGAAGAACGCCTGCAGCTCCTTGCTAAGGGCCCGCGACTTTGCCTTTTTTGCGTACTCAGCGCGGACGGACGCCGAATGGAGAAACACCTTCTTGGGCCGCAGGAAGAGACACGCTTCCTCTGCCTGGCCCTTGCACCACTCCGTGCGCATGTAGCCATCGACATAGACAGCGATGCCGATGCGACCCTTGCGCCGCTGCACATAGGCCGAAACCTTATGGCCGTCGCACATCAAGATGACGGCGCCGAAGAAGCCGGAAAGGCGATCTTCGATATCGGTCCATTGCTCTTTGGTGAGTGCCATTGCTTCTCGCTCCGTCAAACCAGCTTGTCGGATGGCCCGCTCTGACACGGACCATCGAACCAGCAGGCTCAGTGCATTGCCTCGGTTGCACGGTTGTTGGTTACCTCGCCGTTCGGCCAGGTCGTTTCCACTTCGCTGTCACACAGGCGCGGGCCCTTGCGATAGATGCGCACTTCCATGCCCTCGGGCATGAGGCGGCTCACGGTGGTGATCGCGGCCGCCAGCTCGACGCGGCGCTCTTCATCTGTCATCGCTCAGGTCTCCGGGCGGCCGCGGTATGTGGCGACATCGCGCGCCACGGCCGTGGGTTGGCCGTTCTCGTCGTAGATTTCGGCAAGCCACTCGGCGTCGCGAACGATCGCAGCGGCCGCCTGCGCTTCGGTGAAGTGGTGTTCGAGCACGAGCAGGTGCTCGACCTCGGCCAGGAAGGCCTGGAAGCTCTGGCGGCCTGAGCGCGTGGGGAGCGAATACGGCACGAGCGGAGAAACGCGCGTTAGGCGGCCCGCCGTGTGCGAGACAACCGCGTCAAAAATCTGCTCGGCGGCGAGTCCAGTGGCGCGAATGACCGTCGCGGTTTGCGTGCGGCGCACGACGATGGTTCCGAGAGTTCCGCGCGTCATCAGTGCAGTTCCGTCCGGCGATCGTCGACTACGAACACGTTGCGATCCACGATCGACTGGATGATCTGGGCGGTCTGCTCGGCCTTGCCCTCCATGTGCGAAACGACGATGCGAGCCAGGTCCCGAGACAGGGCGCGGAGTACCTCGAGCAGTGCCGCGTTCTCCTGTTGCAGAGCTTCGACCGTGACAGGCACGTCCGCAGGGCCCAGGCCATTGAGGTTCGTGGTCATGTCAGGCTCCCGCCAGATCCAGGGCGATCGCTTCATAGCGATCGGTCTCGCCCACGCGTTCATAGACACGCACGTAAGGCTTGCTGCCCGCGACCTGGACGCTGTCGGCGATCGCGGTCATCGCCCGGTTCCACTTCTCGTCCTGGATGTTCAGGCGCTTGAGGCCCAGCACGCGGCCGGTATTGATCTTTCCTTCCTTGTTCACCTGGAAGGCGTCATTGATCAGCGCGCGGATCTCGTCGCGGGCGCCCTCGGTCCAGTCCTGGATGCACTCGTCGATGAGGGCCTTGGCGGCCTGCAGGCGCTCGTCGAAGACCAGGTGTTCGGCGATCTGGCGCACGACCTTGTAGCGGCCGTCAAAGCTCATGAGGGTGACGTTGCCCTTCTGGCCACCGAGCTTCACGCCGTACTGCTCGACGCTCATGTCGACGAAGGCGGCGATGTCGTTGAAGGCGCGGGCCTTGTACTTCGAGAGCACCCCGGAGACAGCCTTGGCCTCAGTGACGAGCTCCTCGACGAGCTCGTGGCGAGCCCGATCGACCGGCTTGACCATCGACTCAGGGATCAGGCGGCCTTCGGCGTCTCGCCAATAGCCAGGGGGCACTGCGTTAGCGGGTGCGTTCATTACGCGAGTCCTTGTGATGAGATAGGTTCGGCGTCGCTCTCCGGAGCGAAGCGGGCGGAATGGGCGACGGCATCGCGCGCGGCGAGCACGCTGCGGCGGGACGGACAGCGGGCGACGCCCGCGGGAGTCAGCTCGAAGCGGCCGTCCTGGCGTTCGCGCGCGAAGCCGGCCTTCATGAGGGTCTGCAGGACCGCGAAGTAGCCGCCGCCGCAGCGCTCGGCCAATTGGTCAGATCCCATGTGCTGCGCGCGAAGGGCGAGCAGCATGCGACCGCGGGGCGAGTGCAGGCCGTAGAGGTGCTCGGCACCGACTGTGCGAGGGCGGCCCATCAGCGCATCTCCTCAATCCAGCGCACGGTACAGCCCGCGAAGCCGACCGAGACTTGCTCGTGTTGCGCGTCAAGCTGTCGGGTGAGAACGCCGTGCGCGTGGGGGCGAATCGCCTTGAAGCAACCGGGCGCGACGTCGAGCGTCAGGGACGCGTCGAGCGAGACCCGCAGCACCTTGCAGCCCAGGGCGCGCAGTTCGCAGATCGCACGGTTCTGCAGGCCCAAGCGCTGCGTGGTAACGATGGAAAGGACACGGGGAAGGGTCTGCACGGTCAGGCCTCCTTCGGTTTGCCGGGGCACTGACGGCAGGCCTGCCAGTGCGCGAGCTTGAGCGGGTTGTGGGTGGGTGGTTCGGCGAGCGCAACGGCGCGACAGGCGTCCTGCGTGATGTGCGCGTTCAGGTACGGACAGGTGAAGCCGTCCAGCGCGGCCAGCACGTCACGCGCCACGCCGCTTTCTCCGGCGGGGTACTTGCGGCGCACGAACATGGAGACTGCCGAGCGCTTGAGGCCGCAGCGCTCGGCCACGGCGGCAAAGCCGCCTTCGCCGGCATCCTTGGTGGCACGCGCTGCCATGTCGCGCGCCCGCTCGATTTCGACTTGGGGCAGCGGCTCACGCATGGTCAAGCTCCCCGTCAAAATCGGCGGGCTCCTGCCAGACGACTTTCCCCAGGTTCGGGTCGTAGACCGTCTTGGTGCGCTGGACCATGGGCGGGCGCGGCCCCGTGTTCATGTGCGGTAGCAAGCGGTAGCGCGTGAGCGCCCCGCGATAGCGGCCGCGGTTCGGAGGCGTCACCGCTTCCAGGTAGCCCGCCTCCGCGAGCATCTGGACGAAGCTCTTCGCCGTTGCTTCGGGCACCGGCATATCGGGCGTGCCGGCGTACGCTGCGACCTCGCGAGCGTCAAACACGGGCAGGAAGTTGCGGATCGCCATCCACATGTTCTCGCTCGCGCCACCGGCTGTGATTTCGCGGCCGTCTCGGGTGACACGCGGCGCCTCGACGCC